GGTACGCACTATCCACCAATCATAGTTAAGGCAATCGCATTGCCCTCAACCATCACAACAGGAGAGTAATGAGTTTAACGAATAAAACATTGGCAAGTAGCTATAAAGATTTATTGCAAGTAGATAATTCAAATAGCGGCATTGTTGCTTCAGCTAAGACTATAAAAGATGGGGAGGGAACATCTTCATCTTTATCAATAGGCGAGAGAGCAACAAACATTCAACCTACAGTAAATACAACATCTACATTTAAAGTAGAGGATGTAAGTGGTACAGATTTGCTTGTAGTTGATTCAACAAATAGTAAGGTTTCCGCTCTTGGGAATTATGTAAACACTCAATATGCTTATTTTGGCATTGGAAGGGCAAATTCTTTTGTTGATGATACACATCATGCTTTACCATTTGGAAATCAATATAGCTCATCTGACGCATCATATCCACCTGCATTTGGTACTGGAACAGACCCTGCAACTACATTCACGACTTCTGAAGGTAATGCAACTAGAGCAAGTGACATAGTATCATGCCTTTGGTATGTAACAGATGCAATATCAATAGATGGCGTAACAGGTATAGAAGGTGCAGATACAGCAACTGGAGATACGACACGTATGCACTTATTTAGTTATGATTTTACAAGCGGTGCAACAGCGTGTTTAACTAACGGAACTTTATTAGCGCACAACAGCGATGTCACTAATGCAGGAAGCGAACAACCATACTTGTCTAGTTTTACAGTAGATAGCGCATCAGTAGCAGCAGGGAAAGTAATTTTAGCATTTTTCAAGTCAGATAGTGTTAATTCTGACTATACAATAAACATTAAAGTAAAATATCATTTAACATAAAGGAGTAACAATGGGATTAGGAGATTATGGTAGCTCTCCAAGTGCTCGAACACTAGCAGGGCAAAATAGATTAAGCAGCGCATCCAAAGGTAAGAATAAATTTGCAACGCCAGTAGACATAAAAACAAAATCGGTTACATATAGTGCAGATACTCCAGATTTGTTACTTGATTTAAGCCTTTCAGGTAGCGCAACAGCTTCAAAGACAGGTGCAATTAATGCTGTTAAGGTGAGTAATGATGGGGATGTAAGTGCAATAGCGCTATTTGCATACAACTCATATACGGCAGAAGGTACGGTTGATACTGATGCTTCTGGTATAAGATATGTAAAGTATTTATTGAATCCAGGAGAGGAAATACAACTACCAACGACTAGAGCAATAGTTGGAGATGCTGTAGGGGAGTATGATGGAACTGCCGTAACATCTTTAAATCCAGCAGATATTGCTAGTGGGGCAGAGATAGTAGATACTGCCGCTAATGTAGACACAGCTACATCAGGGGACTTTGCTTCAGGCGCAACAGCTACAACTTTATATGTAGAGGCTGCTGGAATCAACACTTATTTTTTCCCTGGAGATATAATAAAAATTGAAAGTGAGTATTTAGAGGTTACTGACGTTGGAACTGGCGCAGATTTAGCAAATTCAACATTGACTGTAAAGAGAGGTATGTTTGGAACTACAGCAGCTACTCATGCAGATGGAACAGCAGTGAATATATCATTTCATAATGAGATGCATCATCCTACAAAATATTCAACCTGCCAAACAGATGATATGGGTAGATGGAAGAGTAATAATTTTTTCACTAAGGGTAGAGTTGGTAATGATGAAGGGTTTAAGGGAATTATACCTGGCTCAGTTGCAGTTCAATTCTTTACACAAGGCAGCCAATCACTTGGATTGTCAGATATTAATTCAAATTCAGAGTCAGGACTTACAGCATCAACTGCTTATGAATTTGATATAAAAGTAGACGGAGGGACAACTTTTGATAACCTTTCATTTACTACAGATTCAAGTAACACTAGATTTGGAGGCTCTAATGGGATTGTATCTAAAATACAAGCTGCGCTAGATGCTCAGTACTACACATCAGGGAATCTATTTGAAAAGAAAGTTCATGTAACATTAGAGGGTGGGGATATGGTATTTAGGAGCGGTTCATATTTATCAACATCAGCAATAGAGCTCGGTGCAGGAAGCAGTGGAACAGCAGAGTTCTTTGGGACTGGTAGAATACCAGCAGCAGGAAGTATATCGCCAGCAATCGACTCAAGACTTGAGCCTGAACTTACATATGACCCAATTACAAACAGCTCATCATACAAAAGTATATTCATAAGAGATGATGGATATGGAAATTTGATTTGGGCTAATGATAAGGTAGTTGGTAAGATTAACTACGAGACGGGCGCACATAATTGGACTTTGCCAGAAAAGCCCAATGCGCATTTTGTAGTTAGCTGCTTGCATACTTCTGCATTTAGTGGAAAATTAGACCCCACAACTACAGGTAAAACAAATTCATTGAGGCAAGTTTTAGCTAATACTCCTCAGCAAAAATGTGAAGCAAAGTTAACAGTCACAACATATTAAGGAGATAATATGCCATACGGATACGGTAAAAAAAGAGGTAGACCTAAGAAGTCTAAAAGAAAAATGAAAAGAAAATCTATTAAGAGGAGATAATAATGGCATCAGCACCAATATATTGTACGCATAAAGAGCTAAAGCGAGTATTTCCTCAGTTGGATGAGTTTGACCAAAAAGTTCCTATATATGGGTGGACAGAGGTTTCAACTAATAAATATGCCGCTCATGATAGTGGTCAAGTAACTCAGTTATTTGTAGATGGAGAATCTTTAGGTTCAGCACAATCTGCTCACACCGACTTAAACGTTGAAGGAGAATGGTTTTACAACTCTACTGATGACGTACTTTATTATTATTCTGCTAGTACACCCATAGATAAGCTAATGGAGGCAGGTGAGCTTTTTACTACCATGGTAACTCAATTTAGAACAGATGCAAGTAGATATATAGATTCTAGGCTTGACCCAAAACTACCTAAGAATCAACTAAAAGACAAAGAAGGAAACTTCGATTATATGATAGTAAGAACAACAGCTCTATACGCTGCTGCTTTTATGGTAAGGACAAAAGACCCTACCTCAGAGATTGCCGCAGCACTTATGTTAGAAGCTGATAATAATGTTCAATTACTAAATGAAGGTAGAGCTGCATTATCTTGGCAGAATACTGGAGATGCTTCGCAAGGCGTATTAAGAGATGTTACTTATACTGGAGCAGTCAGACCTGTAGACTTTAGGGGAAGGGCTGGGTCTGTAGATTATGATTTGATTAAATTAGAAATTCAAGATGCTGGCATTATAGGGACAGCTACATATAACGTCTTTGTTAAAGATGGGAATGGATTAAAGCAAGACAAGGTAGTGGATGACGAAAAAATAACTGGAGATTACCAGTCTTTAGCTTACGGATTGCAAGTTAGATTTGCAGGGAATACAGATGCCTCTGAAGCAGTTGCTACGGATGAGTGGGAAGTAGAGGTTAGGGGTTACAACGAAGAAATTGACACTTCGGACTTAAAAGGTATAAAGATGACCAGAACAAGAAATAAATATATGAGAAGGAATAAATTTTAATGCCCGTAACTTTTACTAGTAACTTTAAGAATATTCTTGATAAATTACGTAACATTTTAAGGACAGAATTTAAGAACGCACTACCTGTGTATATAGGTCATGAGTCTACACAAGCAAGTAGCCAATTTATGAGGTTAGACCCCATTGGTAGCGAATTAATTACATATATGGCGTCTGCTGAACAAAGAGAATATACTGTTAATATGTATTATTACTTTTTGGATAAAAATATAAAGAAAACTTCTCTTGACCATGTGCTTAGGTATACGTCAAGAATTGAAGCATTGATGCACGATAATAGTAGTGCCTCTTACACTAATGAGAATAGTGCTACTGAGAAATGGTACAATGGAAGAGTTGAATCCACATCGCTTAATGCTTTAGAAGATGAGAATGAATATGTAGTTGAATTAGTGTGGAAGTGCCAACACACAGGAAACGTTAGCTAGGAGTTAATATGAAAGTTAAATTAAAGAGTATGGATGATAAAATATCATCTAACCAAAATTACTGTGGTTTAGAACTATCTGATTGGACAGCACTAAATCAAGGAAAACAAGTGGAGCTAGATGTAGTTCCTGAACTAATAAAAGAACAAGTAGAGGAAGTAAAATCTACCTCTAATACAAAAGGAGGTAAATAATGGCTAATGCAGCATTTTCACCAAAAGATTTTAAGGCTTGGGTGGTAGAGGAGACAGATACAGGTAATAACGCAGGGGCATTAGATGCTCCAGCCATAACAAGTGGTTTATCTCAACTTGATGTGGATTCGGTTAGCTTTCCATCTATAACCCCAAATCAAAATTTAACACCAAGGTCAAGTGTTGGAAGGGTTTTGCACGCTAATGATTTTTACCAAGATAACGTAATGAGAGCGACAGAAGTTACTTTGTCTGGAACTTATCACAATGATGGTGGACACGCATTATTAATGCAAAGCGTATGCGGAGTTAATCTCAACGCAGCCGCAGCAGATATTGCTATCCCGACTGCCAGCACTACAGTGTCTGGTTTATATGGAAGCGGGACAGAGGATAATAAGACATTTACGTTAGTTTTAGCCCCGCCTGATACAACAGATGGATATAATATTGTTTTAGTTGGTTGCCTATGCACCAATTTCTCAATATCAGCAGAGGCTGGAGCGGATGGAGGACTTTATAAATGGAGTGCTACTATATCAACTGGGCAGAAGCCTATAACAAATAACACAGCTACCATGCACGCAGATACAGCTTATTCAGCAGCGCCAATTTCTATATCTACATTAACTGGGGCTACAACGGTAAATAGTATCACATCAACTATTATGTCATCTTTCAGTGTCACTATAGATAGTCCTGCTGTATATACGGGCGTTTCAGCTACAGGATTTGCTGCTTTTGCTAGAGCGCCAGAGTTAGCTGTAACTGCAAGTGTTTCAGTCAAGTATGATTCGGTTACAAGACCAATACTTAACAACTTTAATACGCAATCTGCACACGATGCTGCTGGTATGCTTGCTCTTACACAGGCTACTGCAACCGACTGTTCTATTGCCATGGGAAGCGGAGTATTAACAAATGCAGCTTTAAGTGAAGCTGATATAATGATGCTTGATGTAGATATAAAAGCTGTTAATGTTGGGAATGACATTTTAACATTTAATTTAGCATAATAGATAAATAAAAAAGGGAAAAAGAATGGAATTTAAAACTAAGTCTGGTAAAAAGGTTAAGTTTAAAGATGTTTCGATAGATGAAAAGGATATGCTCCTTGACTCTGTCGAATATGAGACAAATGAAGATGGTAGTGTTGGGAACGTAAAAATGCTCAACACTACTATGACTAAATGGATTAGAACCTGTTTAGACGGAGATTCTTCAGATGATTTTTTAAAAACTTTAAGTATGCAAGATAGAGTTGATATATTCATGGCTATGCAGGATTATATAGTCTTGGGGGAGCAGAAAGCCTCCAAATAGAACTCAACGTATTTTTTGAACCATGCGGAGGCTGTAGATTCCATAGTTTTCCTTACGAGGCACGAATACCTGTCATGATTGATGGCAGGTATGAAGAAAGATTATTTAGTAACAAAGAAGATGTTTGGGAAGTTGTAGATTTAATCATAGAGGAAACAAAAATTATGAATAATGAACATGGGAAATCTTTTGACATCGCATCTTCTATAGGGTCGCAAATACCATTTTTTGCTTGCCCTAATTTTGTTTTTGATAAACTCACTCAGAAAGATATTCAAAGATATATATATTGTGAGAATTTTAAAACCCCTGCATTTCCTGGGTGTTACGGAGAGCAGCCAAGTAGATGGGTTCAAAAAAGTTATATAATTAGAAAAGCTTTAAATAGGCTGCAAAATAAGGCAGTAAAGAATGACAAATAAAATAGTTATAGATATTCAGTTAGGCAAAAATGCCGACAAGGTAAAAAAGGCAATAAAATCTTTAGCAGATGCGCAGGCTAGGTTAAATAAGACTGTTGTAAAGGCAACCCCTCCACAAGAAAAACTAAATACCGCTATGAAGAAAACCCATAAAGGTATGATAGATATTACTAACCAGGGAAGGTTAGTCCAAAATAGCTTTGCGACCATTCGTTCTAAATTACTACTTGTCTCATTTGGATTCGGGTTAGTTAACGCTTCGGTTGTTAAGCTTGTTAAAATGTTTGGAGAACAAGAGTTAGCAGAGAAGAGACTAACAACAGCTTTAGGTAGAAGGTCTCAAGCACTTATAGACCAGGCAGGTGCTCTACAGCAGCAAACTAGATTTGGTGATGAGGCTATTATTGGCGCACAAGCTATGCTAGCTGCATTTATAAAAGAAGAAGAGGGGCTTAAAAAAGCAACTCAAGCAACCCTTGACTTAGCGTCTGCAAAAGGAATGGATTTAAATTCTGCTGCTGATTTGATAGCTAAATCTATAGGTTCTTCTACAAACTCTCTTACAAGATACGGAATAGAAGCTGAAGGCGCTGCTGGAAGCACAGAAAGATTAGAATCTATAGTTAAAAATATTGACAAGATATTTGGCGGATTTGCTAAGGGCGAATTAAATACCACTCTAGGAATATTGAGTGCGACTGGAAATGCAGTTGGAGATGCTGCGGAAAATATTGGTCAAGTATTAGCACCAGCAGTTGAATCTACTGCAAGATTATTAAAAAGCTTTGCTGAATCAATTAGTGTAGAGAAAGTTAAAGCTTTAGGTGCGGCTATAACTGTGGCTACTGGGGCATTTGTCACATACAAAGCTGCGGTAGTAGCTGCGACAATAGCCCAATTTAATCTACTAAGAGCTGGAGCGATAACTTTAAGTCTAGATAAGACTGCTAAAGCTGTAATGGGTGCAACAGCCGCATTTAAATTACTCAAAAAAGCACTCCCATTCGCTGCGGTAATTGCTGCGTCCACAGCAATAGCAAAACTTGGTGGAGACTATTTAAAGTATACTAAAAATGTGATAGATGCCAAGGGCGTAACCAGTAATTTTCAGGCTTTATTGGTAGGTCTTGGAATTGTTAAAATGAAAGACGTAGAGCTGACAGAAAGAGCTAGAGAAGCACAAGAAAAATATAATAATAATTTAGAAAAGAGCGCTGAAAGCACATCAAGGTCTAAAGAAGAGATTGAAAAAAATATAATAGCAATGCAAAAACAATTAGACCTTCTTGAATTAAATGCTAGTGCCACGAGCGAAATAGACCAAATACAGAAAATGATTATTGAAAATGGCGGCTCGTTAACTATGCAAGAGTACGAACTTGCAAGTGCTATTGCTTCTGTTACTGTAGAAAGAGAAAGGCAGAAAATAGCAATAAAGGCTCAGACTGAACAAATGAGGCAGTTAAAAAGAGAACAGCAAATATCTTTTTTATTGCAAAGTCAATTATTTGTTTTAAATGCGGAGGTTCAAGGGCAAGACCAATTTCAAATACAAACATTTAATGCTAGAGCTAATGCTGTTAGGAATATTAACGCTACGTTCGAAGATTACGGCACAGGTATAGATAAGTCTGTTGATTTAAATAATCTTCTTGTCGAAGGTATACAGAAGCAGAGTGAATGGGAGGGTATACTTACAGCTGAACTCCACAAAACTAACGACCCTCTTTTCAATAGAATTAAATTAATATTGCAAATCCTAGAAGCTCAAGAAGAATTAATAAACCAAAACAAAACACTTGTAGAGGCTCAATCTGAGTTAAATAATGAAATGAGCAGTGAAGACCTTAAAACTTCACTAGGAGAACAATTTTCTTTGCAGGGAGAGTTAAATAAAATAAAATTACAAGAGCAGTTTATTGCCGATAACACCAAAATGTCAAACATGGAAAAAGATACCGCTCAGAATAAATTGACTGTTCAAAAGATTGGACTAATGAAGCAGGAGGTGGCTTCAGCTATGGCATTAGGCGCAAGTTACGATGACGCTGGAAAAGCTGCATCAGCAGCAGCTAGAGAGGCTATAAATGCAAAAGTAAGGGAAATACTAGCAAACCAACTAGCGAGCGTATTTGCAAACGTTCCGTTCCCTGCAAATATGGTATTAGCAGCCGCATCAGCAGGTGCTGTTAGTTCAATATTAGAAAAAGGATTTAGCGCAATGGCTGCGATAAAACTCTCAGATTTTGAGCAAGGTGGATATGTTGGCGGAAATAGACACGCACAAGGAGGAACGATAATAGAAGCAGAGCGTGGAGAGTTTGTTATGAGCAGAAACGCAGTAGAGTCTATAGGTGTAGATAATTTAGAAAGTATGAACGCAGGTGGCGGAGCATCTTCGATAGTAATAAATAACCCAATAATATCTTCAGAGTTTGTGGAAACAGAATTACCTGAGCTGATTGCAGAAGCAGTTAGAAAAGGCGCAGACTTTGGTATGTCTTAATGATTGAATTAACTGATAGAATAAAAAATGACCTAAGTTCTTTCGTGACAAGCGCTGAGTATCTTATCTCAATAGAAAGACAAACTCCACTTCCTAAGTTATACATCGGAACAAGACAGCAAATGTTTGACGATGACGAGCTTGGCGTCAATGCAGTCTTTTATGAGGATTTAAATTTAAAAATAAGCGGGATAAGAGAGAAAATAGATTTAAGGACAAGGAAAATAAATCTATCAAACGTAAATATATCCTTTAATAATTTTAAAAACTCAAGCGGTAGGCTTTCCGATAGGATTGGCAATGGAATAGGTCAGATTATAAGCGTATACCTAAAGACTCAAAGTTGCCAAGATATAACTGATTGCGCCTTAATTGCTAAACTTAAAATATCGAGAATAGTGCATGATTCCGACAAGATTACTATAAATGCTAATGATGTAAGTCTTGATAGTTTTTTTATTGATTTACCAGGGCATGAGAGTGTGTTGACTCCAGGGCGAACCTTTGCTGCTCATGAAAATAAGCCAGTCCCTATTTTGTTTGGTCATCTAAGTAAAGCCCCAGCGATACCTTATATGAATACAGTTGATACTACTGATTTATATTCAGATAATGGAATAGAAATATTATTTGATAATTCTGCTATAACATCAGGAGATGTACAAGTTCATGGCGTTAAAAACTTTACAATTCCTGGAGTATATGATGAAGCAGAATATCTTGAGTGTCATTTAAAAGTAGACAGGACATTAATGATTGGCGTAAGCAGTGAGTATTATTACGTTAATTGTTTGCCTTATATAAATACAAACAAAGTAATAGCTGAAGATTATCATAATTACCCTCAGTATCAGACTAAAGGAGATAGAATATCTATGATTTCCAAGTATGGAGATTATGAAACTATACTTTTCAATAGTGCTTTATGGGTACATTCTTTCTCAGGGGTGAAATCAAGACAAAGTATGACTTTATTTTTACATGGTCAAGAGGCTAATGCTGATAGACCTTTATATGTGGTTTACGATGATGGAGGAAGAGATGTTTTTAAAGACTTGTCTACAAGGAAAAACATAGGTACTGTGCCTTCTGATATTCCAGGATTACTTCCAGACAAAGATGTTCTTCGTTTAAGCATTGGTGTTCAGAAGGTAAATTTCGAGCCACTATCTGGCTATAATACATACAAAGAGGAAGATTCAGATGGAAATTTAACTCCATACCCTGTGGATTTAAGTATAACTGGGAATATAGCCTTGTCGATGATTTATAAAGGTGGAGAAAGTTCGCCAGAATTGTCAACCCATAAAGTTTACGCATATCCATCTGGGTTTAAGATTGACGAAGATGCACAGGGTGACATAACTACTCCAATGGAGGATTATGTGGATGTTGCGCAAGCTATGGGGTTTCCCTCAGAGTTGGTTAGTCTTAATGACGCATATTCAAATATTTTTGATTACGTAAATAATGGTTGGTTTCCCAATGGAATTAAAGATAAGTTTGAAATGTCTGCGGTTTATGAATTCACATTCAAAGGCTTAAGTCATGAAAATAATTCTGACAATGCAGCATATTCATATAAATCCTATTTTGACTATCAATATCTAGCGTCCACTGGAGGTGGTGCTGGTATGGGCAAGCCATTTCGTGCTGAATTTCAAGGGGGCTCTCAAGACCAGTGGAATTGGCAAGGTTTAAATTGTAACGCTATATCTTTCTATCACTATCCAGATACTAATTCTTTGGGTGACCAAGACAATGATTATATATTTTACGATGCACTTGTAGGACTTGGCGGATTAGGTTTGAGGCGAGCTTGGGCTGAGGCGGATGTATTCTCTAATGAGTTTTTTGTAGACGCAAAAGGTAGAGTTGGAGGTGAATATGAAAATGTAAGTACAATACAAGGTGTAATCACTGTTCTTCATCCTGGTGACCTAGATAATATATACCAAGGTATATTTCTTCTCCTTAAAGAATTTGCAGAATTAGGGGGCGAAGGAAACCCTGTAGCTGGGTATAACAGAGAAAATAGGCACGCAAGAGGATTACATTCAATACTTCACGACGGACTTGCTAAAACTAAAAATATAAATGGTCATATTTATCAAGTAATGCTTTACGATGAAATGTCTGATTGCTATATATATGACATCGAGATAGAGAATATGCACTGGCGCTCACCATCTGTAAATTCTAGTCCAGTGCAATATAATTCGGGTGTCCTGCGTACATATTTATTACCAGCCAGCGAGAGCCCAGCTGGTGATGCAGTGGATTCATATCCAACCGCAACAGGTGTAGAGGGATGGGATTTTTATATGAAAGCAAAAAAAGTTCATTTTTCTGATTCGGGATTATTTTACAGCGCTGGGGTAGCCCAGGAAAATTCTTACCCAACTTATTACATGAAAGGGTTTAAATTAGTTTACGGTAGGATTATATACGGAGAAAATCCAAATGAAATTTCAGAAATTTTGAGGGAGGAACATAGCACTCTAAATGATTATTTTAATAATCCTAATGGGTACTGGGTTGACCCAACAGATACTGATGATACAACATTTACAGGTTACGGACTTAGTTTTGTTAGATGGAGAGAGGAAAATGAAACTCCAAATGCTCCTATATTAATAGAAAAACCCGCACAAATTATAAGAAATTTAATGCAGACAGAAATGAATGTTTCTGATAACATGATAGATGAAGACAAGTATTTAAATGCCTTAAATGAAGACAGAAATACAAGTATGGCTTTTTCTATAAATGAGGTTAAAAACTCTAAAGATATTATAGAAGATATATGTAGACAATCAAGATTATTTTTTAGGTACAGAGCTAGAGATGGAAAGGCTGAAATAGGGACTATAAAAAATCAATACAATACAAATTTAAAATCCCAAGGTGGGGATGTAGATAAAAAAATAAAATCAGAGAACGTAATTAAGTTTAGTTTCACAAAGACAAAAATGGAGGATTTATGTATAGGGGGTTGCCTAGTAAATTATCGCTATAATTATTTAACTAATAAAAATGAGCGTAGAACATCATTAATAACACTTGACGCAAATGAAGACAGCGGAGATTCTATAAGGACAAGGTATAGAAATTATTACGGGGTAATCCCAGGAGATGAAGATAATTATCTTCTTGAAATAGACGCTCCATACATTCAATCTGACTCTGTAGCTATAGAGCTAAGAGATTTTATGTTTGAATTTTACAAGCATCAGCACTTATTGTTAAAATTAACTTTACCTTTTTTAGAGGCTGCTGATTTAGAAGTGGGTGATATAATATCGTTTGACGATAATATTAACGATACAAATTGCTATGGGAGAAGTTTAGTCCATGGACACACCAATATAAATCAATATATTTATCCAATCTACATGATAACTTCTTGTAGTAAGAATTTAAAAGAAGTTACCATAGAAGCAATACAATTACATGAATTAAATCTAACATCGTCTGATTTTACCCCAACTATAGCTGGATGCACAGACCCACTTGCAAATAATTATAATGCAGATGCAACTGTAGATGATGCTAGTTGTGACTATGACCCCCCAGTCCCTGGGTGCATGAATGCAGCCGCAACAAATTATAACCCTGAAGCAACGTATGATGACGATTCCTGTGTGTTCCCAGAAGGATATTTTGGATGCACTGACCCCGCAGCAACAAATTACAACCCCGATTCGGTCTTAGATAATGGTACTTGTGAGTACCCCCCGCCGCCTACTAGACCTGTGGTTGACATGACTGTGGAAAATTATGTTACAATGGGCTTATGGGGTATTAACGTTGAAGATGCAAAAAGGTACACTTTTTTTCCTGGGGACACTGTTATAATAAGAAGTGATGCAACTACAGATAATGTGGATGGTGGAACTATAGAATCTTGGTGGGACTTCCATATGCTTGGAGCTGACACGATTGTAGATGGATTTGCCTCATTTCAAGAAAATAGTGATGTTAATTTTTCCCTTGAAACATGGTATGAAGATGGCTACGGAGAAATAAAACAAATATCCTTTACGGTAACAGAAGAAATGCTTGGAAAAACTTTTGGTCATGCAGCTAGGTGTGAAGATAACGATGGTCTTGTCTCTCCTGAAGATACTTCACATCTAACAGTTATATCTATCGTAGACCCTTTTATACCTGGTGACGTAGACCTTAGCGGAGATGTTAATGTGCAAGATATTATAAAAATAGTTCAGCACGTACTAGGAAATCTGTTAATAACAGTCGAGAATGGTTTCGATGAACAAAGTGTAATCAATGCAGATTTTAATCAAGATGGACTGATTGATATACTCGATGTGGTTGGCATGGTAACATTGGTACTAGAAGGATAATATGAAAATAATACAGACACATAATAAGGTTAACCTAGATTCAGTTAAAGATAATATTGTAGTGCTTGATATAAAGTATAAGGGTGTGTTTTCTGGCGAGGTTCATGGTAATACAGTTTGCGGGATAAATGGTAAAAGGATGTTAATTGTGTTTATGTCCCCACCAGAAGAAGAGTTAATGACATACGAGGGAGACTTTAAAATAATAACATTTAAAGCTTATGATGAAAATGGGGATGAGATAAGGCAGCATTTAGTAAGTCGAATGATGGATGACTTTAAAATATCTAAATCGAAATGGAGCGTCTCAGATACAAAATATGAAGATTTTAATAAAACAAATAAATATAAAAAAATACAAAAAACGGAATTAAAGTATACTAGGATGGGTAAAGAGATAAAACTAAATGATAAAAATAAAGAAATAATAAGGGTTAAAAATGTCCGAAAGTAGTTATGGTTCAGTCGGAACTCCGAGAATCTTTGTAGATTACATCCAGTATGGAAAAGCTGTCGGTATATTTGAAAAATTACATTACAATCATATATCATTGTCAACGAATCCTGAAGCCCTATGGGATATGAATCCATCAAATGTTGCGACATTTGAAATTACATCTCAATCTGATGGTAGTTTTGGAGCTTATGCTAAAATATTTTCTGATTCAGATTATGATAATCTACAATTTAGACATTTATTATCTACTGCGAACTATGGAGCATTATTAGGTCACAATATATCAACTATTGACCCTGAAAGATATGTTGAATCAAAAGTACAAGAAGGATATGCGAGTCAAAGTGGTATTTTAGGTCGTAGCACAGCTAGACAAAATGTGGGTACGAATATATGGAAAATAAATAGCTTTGTTAGTAATAATTATGACTTGGGAGATATGAAATATTTTGATAGATTGGGTTTCAAAATAAATCGAGGAAATGAAGGTGTAGACTGGAATGTTGGTCAAGTTATAAAAATAGGAGCATTTTCATCTGGAAGATACTATGATTTTCCATATTCTCCAGACTTGGACGTAAAAATATCTTATAGGCATGAAGGCATAAAAACAGTCCGAACTTCAGGTGGAAGTGATTTAAGAAGCTATAGCTACACCAAACCTAAAAAATGGGGAGACTACTCTCCTTGGGTTAACATAGACCTGAATGAAGGCGGAGATGAAGATTATAGTTCTATTTCAAGAACAGGCAAGAGAACCTTTGATATAAAATATTCATACCTAGATAAAGAAAATATTTTTCCTATGAATTTTAATGGCAATATGGCTCTTGAGTATGGCTCATCTGAAGAATTGAGCGACAATTTGATACAAAATGGGACATTTGCAGATGGTACATCTTACTGGAATGAACTAGGTCCTAGCGGAAGCGGATGGACTGATTGGAATCTTTCTGGTGGAAATGCCACCATTGATGGGAGTCAACTAATAACCACAGCCGTATCTCAAGAAAATGTCGCAGAAATTGGGGAAACATTTAAAATTGAGTTTGATATAACATCAACGGCGGGTACTATTCAATTTAGGTTAGGCTCACAATACGTAGAAACTGGAGGAACGGGTGGCGAGCTCATAGAAAGCACTGGAGGAGTGAAGCTTAAAAAAATATATTACGCTGAGAATCGCTCTGCATTTGCGTACAATCAAAGTTTTAAATTCACAGCAAATAGTAGTTTTGCTGGCACTATAGATAATGTTAGCGTAAAAAAAGTTATAACACCAGCAGGGTCTTGGACTGATAGCAATACTGGTACACATAAAGATAATATTATTGGAAACTTTCTTACATTTACTATGGGCGGACAGATACCTTTTATATTCCAACCAGATAATGAAATCGCAGAGTTTGCAATTTGTAAATTAGATAAGCCGTCTTTGAAAATAAACCAAGAAGCAAATGGAGTCTATTCGATTTCAATGAAATTTAAGGAGATATAAGATGTCTTTGTCGATAGATTCTTATGGAAAGGTAGCAAAACCAAGGGTTTATGTAGATTATGTGCAGTACCTAAAGGCTGTAGGGTTAGTTGACAGTTATACAAGCCCAGGCGTATTAAGTTTTGATGCAAGTTTTAACCCTATGGACGCATGGGATTTTAATCCATCTAAAGTTTCAGCTGGGGTAGTTGTGGGTAGTGACGTAAAATGGATAGCGTTTGGAGTTAATCTAAATTACTACCAAGAAACAAATAAGCCTAGGCAGGTGCAGCAATTTATTTCTACTATAAATTATGGTGGAATTTTAAATCACAATTTTGGAGAAATTGGAATAGGTGGAACAACTAGAGATACGCATTTTAAAACAGAGAACCACAATGAATCCCAATTAGCTAATTACATGTCGGACTACAGCGATATTCTAGGAGCGAGAAAGTTCCTAGATTTGGGCTCTACTTTATATTCAACGGGTGCTTGGTCAGGGAGAGAGTTTGAAGATGATGGAGAGTTGTCTACTATATCAGGATTTCAATATGGGAACGCTGACAAGATAAAATTGGTATTTAGCTCGCTTATTAAATACCCAGACGGTACAAATGAAGGGACATTTTTACAAGGAGAGGAATTAAGGATAGGCTCGGCGACAGTTGGGAGATATTTTGATTTTCCACAAAATGCAGATTTGAATGTAAGTCAAACATTTGACTATTCTGGGATAAAATCAAACAAGACAATTTCTGGGGACGAAATGACACAAATTGATTATTATCAGTCTCCAAACTGGGGAGATTTTGCCCCTTGGACTAATATAGACCTACAGTCATATCAAGATATGGATTTAGATTTAGCTTATGCAGTAAACTATGAAGACAATAAGGCAACAAGAAGAACTGGAAGAAGAAGTTTTACTGTGACATTTAGCTATATAGACAAAACTGATATGTTCCCTAAAAACTTTTATAAAAATTTAAGTGGTGATTATGAACCTATAACAGAAGGCTCTAATTCAGGCTTTACCTTTGATGAAGATGAAAGTATAGTTTCTAGTTTTTTAAATTATACTTTAGGTGGGCAAATACCATTTATTTTTCAACCAGATAATACAAAAAAAGATTTTGTGATTTGTAGATTAAGTAAATCAAATTCTACAATAAAACAAGTTGCCCCTGGGGTCTATTCTGTGACGTTTTCGTTTGTAGAGACTTGGTAAGCGTCTAGTTGGTCTTTTAATTGCCTTAATCGGCGCATATCCGCAAGGTAATCGTCATACCTAATAACTATGTAGGCTTCGCCTCTATCCTCTCTAATAAGCTGACAATCTATAGCATCATCTTTTGGAAATATATACTCTGGTAATCGCTTTCTAATCTTGCATTGTATGTGCGTTTCGTCATTGTACTTTTTATCTCCGATAACCATATCAACCTCTGGGTTTAATCCCATAGACCTTCCATCACTACCCCAAGCTCTTTTAGATGGGATTTCAAATAATTCTGCTTTTTTGCAACAGTCTCTTTCAAATTTGTTGCCCTTAATTTTTGACGGATGGCTCATGGTTTTCTCCTATTGGTAAATAAACTAATACAAAACAATTACAATTACTACAGCTTAAATTACTTACTATGCCTTCACCTTCCATATCATAATCTTCATAATCATGGTCTCCACCCCAGATTAACTCTGTATTGCAATGCCAACAATTCATTATAATTCCCTCAATTCAGTTAATGGCAGCAGTACGAGTTGCGCTAAGTCATCGTCTCCACCCATAACCATTCTAGCTTTCTTTTTATTTAAAAAATCTTTAACTATTTCTTTTAGTTCTTTTACCTCGAATACTAAGGTATTTTTAATTTTTCCACACTCTACCAGTACATGACACCAGTAGTCTGCTTTTGTTACAGATAAACCAGACAATTCCCCCCTATTTCTCACTTCAATAGCTATATTACCAGTCCTTACCCACATATCAATATCAGATTTAACCTCTATGGCTTTATTGTTCTCTGGAATTATTATATCGTACTCTTTAAAATATCCGTCTATTATCTTTGCTTGGGGGTACTTCTTTTGCACTATATTTAAAATATAGTTTTCGTATTCTTTGCCTTCCTCTAAATCTTCCCTAAAGCTCACTTACCCCACTTATCTTTAGATAAAGCAAGTAACATATTCGCATAGTTCATCAAATCAATGCAAGTATCTTCTATAGATTCATCAGATACGCTCATATCTTCATTATGGAACATATTTTTCTTGTGGATATTAAGTAGTCTTTGAATTTTATCGTTCATGCGAATGACAACACCAAGTTGCGATAGGGCTTTGTTTGAGGAGGAGGAAATATCTAATCCTAATTTGATGTTGCCATCCCCATAATCATCTTGTTTCTTACACCAAAGCTGGTAAGCTCTGTCAAAATTATCCAAAAGTTCAGTAGTACATTGTGGATATTGTTTTTCTATTTTACTTATTACATTATTCATTTCTTTTCCTTTCTTCTAAGTCTGGGGTGGCTATGCACCAAGTTTCAATTAAGCTCCTTGACCACCCCATCCTCTTTTCGACAAGGCACACCTATATGCACCTATAATCTATCCGCTAAATATTCTATTAAATTAACCATTAAAACTATAGCCATGCAAACGACTGCTATTATTATAATGCCACTAAATAGTAAAGTCATCTTTAAACCTCTTTTTGTTTTTACTGCCATACTCCCTGATAGCACATTTCTCGCAAATAATAAGTTCCTTTTTAGGGTATTTTGGAAGTATCTCATACGTTTCATATACATATCTAAACTGACCTATATTGTATTTTTTACACATTTTACAAGTAAATGGACTCTTAGGTAATTTTTGCTTTACGTCCCCCAACCTTACTCCTTTGCGATGGAGATAGCTTTGATTTTTCACTTGTATACTCCTCGCCTATCATCATTGCCACATAATATCCATTAGGCATATCTTTATATTTATTTCGCCAGTATTTAATTCTTTCCCACAGACCTTTGTTCATTTACTCTCCTATTAAAAAAATTGGCTACCCTTGGGAGCTTTATAAGAAAAGTTTGCAGGTGAAGAAAGGAAGAAACCTGCGTAGGGTAGCCTCCTTAATATACTATAACTGCGTTATCTTTTCAACTATTTTGTCTATCTCTGCTAGAGTCTTTTCCGCTATCATGTCATGCTCTGCTATTGCTTTTAATCCTTCTTTAGCAATTTTCATAGCTTCGTATAATATCTCTAGCTCTTGATATATTTTATTCGTCTCGTTCATACTTTTCCTGCATTCTTTTAAAAGCTTTTGACATTGCAACCTTCTTTAAATACTCTGGATTATCTTCAGTTTGCATTTGTTCTTTCTGTTCTACTTGTATAGTAGGATTCTCCTTACTCATCCAGTTCATTAAAAACTTCTTAAAATCTTTCTTATAATTGCTAGACAACCATAACTTCGCTCTTTTACAAGCAAAGTCTACATCTATCGCAGGATATGCGCTTTTTAATTCATTATACCACTCGGATTCTGTGGTATTTAGGCTATCAAAAAAATTATCAAGCCTATCTTTATAAGGAAGTGCTTTAGCTTGGCTACGCTTGTCATTATTTTTAATATAACGCTCCTGCAACCAAGCAAACACTTTATCTCCGTCAGCTAGATACTGCTTTCCGTTCTTCTCTATCATAATCTTGATAGACATTAGAAGGGCATCTCTCCTTCTGCTTTAGCAGTTTGAGGTGCTGATTTAACTTGTGGTGCATCAGGGTCATACTTCTCCCAGCTCTTTGGAAATAACTTATTCCCAACTTTTGTTTGACCAAATGGCAACTTCCAACCTTTATTATCCTTATCTCTGATTTCGTAAAAGTCATTACCATCATGCTCTCTCACGCTATAAGCTAGATTTGTTCCCTTTGTTACAGGGTTTATTTCTTGACAAAAGACTTCCTCAAACATAGCAAGCTGCTTAAATATCTCTTTAACATCTCCCTCTGCTTCTAAACAAAGCCTTTTATTTGGTGACCAGTATTTCACTTTCATTTGTTTTCTCCTTTACTAGTTGTAAATTACTTGCTTTTCTATTAAAATTATCAATTATCTTTATTAATCTATGGTTGGCGTCAAAAGCGAAATAAGGTCGTTGAGACTTATCAAACCATTTTTCAGATTCACTATTAGAATATGCTGTGGTATTTATATTAAAATTGACCTTTCTATCTTGCACGTATTCCATGATGGCTACAATATAAAAATTAGCTACATAGTTTAAACTTTCTCTATTTATGATTGTATACCTTTTTATAAATAAATTAAATATATCAAGTATTTCATTTGATGTATGTAAATCTAGAAGTCCATACATAACGTTTCGTGTATCTTGATAATCCTCATCATCCTTTAATGTCTGCTTATCTATATTTGTTTGTGCTTTTTGTAAAAAATCCTCTACATAATTTTCATTTTCCTGTGGGGTGAATCGCTCTGCAAACATATCTCCTAAATTCATTGCGCTCTTCCTTTATATTTTTTCTATAATAATTTTATTATTTTCTACTTTTATATTGACTTGTTCTGACATTTTCCAACCTAATATGTCTGACCATATTTCTTTGGGGATGTTTATATGTGATTTCTGACTATTTCTTAGTATTGTTTTCATTGTCATTCCTTTATAATGGTTTATAAATCTCATCAAGCTCATCATCAGATTCATATCCTCTGTTAGCTAATTCATTAAACAAAACATCGTATTGTACTGGATAGTCTTCTAGGTTACCTTTATCTACCATGTCATTTATCATCCTTAAAGTGTTTTTTATGTGACTGGTTTCCATATCTGAGATTTCAATATCTCCATTAGCACTACTCCAAATATTCTTATCTTCTTCTTTAAAGTTCATTGCCATCTTCTTTTAAACTAAACTTACTAGGAAACTGCTTAGGGAAATTAGGTCTAGGTGCATCGCCCCTTGCATTTTCTCCATGCCATTTCCATATATCATATACATTCTTAACCAAATTATAGTCAATTTTATAATATTTAAGGGTATATGTGGGTTTTTTAATCCAAGTATTCTTTAGGTGCAAGGTCGCAACCTCTGTTATCTTATACTTAGGGAATAATTTGTTCCATATCATCGCATAAGCAGATAACTGCACTTGATGTACCTTAAAAGGGTTTCCAGTTTTATAATCAACCAAAGTTACTGCCGACTTTCCAGTCTTTGGATTGGTAATTTTACCTACAAAATCCGCAGTACCACAAAAAGGTATGTCTTTGTGATGTAATTGTATCTCTGAAGCATAGGTTATTGGCTTATAATCGCCCCAAAAAGCCATAAATCCCATAATAGGCTTACTTATATTGTTCTTTGTAATCATGCGGGTAAAATCCTTAGTTTTGTTTTATAATTAACCTTATATAATTTAAAGAACCAGTCCATATCATAGCCAAGATTGTCTTGTCTTACTGGCTCACCATCATAATCATCAATTAAGTGTATGTATTCTAATTCACACTCCAATATTTCTGCTTCATGAGGTATTTTAAATGCTTTTAACATTTGCACTCTTTTTTTCCAATTATCCTTGTTCTGATATAATAGGTGGTATTTATTTGTCTTCATCAGAATATACTCCAAAATTATAATGAACACCATCTAATTCATATCCTGCATTTAGATTGATGTCCTCGCCCAAAACCAATTTATCAATATAAGCGTGTACTATTGTACCAATCGCAGCCTTTTCATCTCTAATCTTAATCGCATCATATCCATTTTTCATTAACCAATCATGGAAATTCTTACCCTTAGCTACGATGGAGTCAAAACTCGTGACTGAAATATAATAGTTACCTTTAGAATCTTCATACCAACGACCATTGGACAGGTCATTTCTTTTTAAGGTGGTATTTTCGTTATAGTTTTTAACTATTGTTTGTATGCTCTGCTCTTTCTTCTGCTTCTTCTTTTGAGTCATAAAAATCTCCCAGTTTACAATGAATCAGTTTTGCTATCTGTTTCAATGTTTCTTTCTTCGGTTTTCTTCTTCCATTAAGATAAAAGCTAAGTGTTTGCTTATGTAGTCCGATATAGTTAGCTATAAAGTTAGACTTCATGCCAGACTCCTTAATCTTCTTCTTTAATTTAGTATTATTAAAATATATCATGACCAAATGTAATACAAAAATATAATTAGGTGCAACAAAAAAATCTAACATACCCTAAATTCAGACGAGAAATATAATTAAATCCCAAAATCCATTTGGAAAATATAATCAGATTGCTTATTATAGTAGTCCTCATGGTTTGGGAACTATGTACTTTTTGCGTGAGGATAGTATAAAAGTGGTTACAAAAAGGGATTTCAGTATAGCCACCACCTAAGACGAACTTGAGACTAGGTCTGATAGGTAAACCTAAACTACCGAAAATGGAACTCAAGCGAGAATTATAGTAAGGTTTATAATTCTTAGGCATATCCGACTAGCGATAACTCAAGGGGATAGATATAAAGCCTAGAATCCACTCCAGTTTTATAACTAGGGGATAGGATTCCTCTAGGCAAAACTCTTAGCTTAAATCTAAGGGGATAGATATAAAGAAAGGTTTTAAGCATTAATTAACTTGCTAAGTATGGTATTTGTTCTTCTCCCCAAAGGTTAATAAAGCTATCTTTTACTTCTTCGTTTGTATTGTCTTTCCAACCAGTTGTCCCAAATAACAATATTTCATACATACTCTCTCTATCTATTGATTCTGCCTCAAAACAAGCTAAAGCACATCTCATTTTATTATAATCTATCTTCATATTACTCTCCCTTTATTTGTTCTATTTCATGTCTTAATAAGTTTTCTGTGTCTTTTGTATCTTCTTCCCATTCTTCTGTATCGCAATCATAAAACGTATTATTGATACAATAATGAGATGGGACGAACTTATTTCCATCATCATCTATAAAGTCACTAGTCCACTCATAATCGCATTTTTTACAATATTTCATTTTCTTTCTCCTTGCAGTATTCTTCTATATATTTTCTTCCTCGTTGTAGTATTCTTCTATATCTTTCTTGTTCCTCCTTATTGTCTAAAAATTTATTTAGTGAGCCTAACCAACTTAACTTGTCAGTATCGTTCGCAATATCCCATTCTTCCCATTCATTATAGATTTCATTTGATTGTTCCCATAAATCCTCATAGCAATCAAAATCGTAACCTCTTTCTTTTATTGTATCAGATATGCACATTATTTTATATGCTACGTCGTAGTTCATTTCCTTTCTCCTTATATAAAAAAGTTTATTATTTCGTACCAAATCCAAATGGATAATATAATTATAATGAGCCATATCTTACCTCTATCTGTAATCATTTATTCCTCCTCATTTGATAGCCAACATATCTACAATAATTATATCCCTGAGTATCAATATAAATTGATTCGCAAGTTTCCTCATTTCTAACTTGTAAAACCATAAGACAATCTTGATTATGAAAAGTACACACATTTCCAAAATTATTATTTTCAAG